GTCACCGGCAGCTACTTGAACTGTCAGTTGCTCGCCGTGCGTGTAGCCTGTTCCGCCGGATACCGCCACTGAGGAAATCTTCCACGACGGTACACCGCAAGCGTCGTTGGCCTTGGTCAGCGTCGGCGTGAACGTCGCGCCGCTCCCGCTGCCGGTGACCGTGACCGTGGGAGCCACCCGACCCTTGAGCGCGTAGCCGCTGCCGCCATCCAGCACCTCGACGGCGGTGATGGGATACGGCGATTCTGCCGATGACTCGCTGGCGCGCGCAAACGCCCCGCTGCCGTGGCAAGCCGTGAACTCGACATCGACCCAGTAGACACTCTCTGGGATTCCGCTGAACGTGACCGTCACCGTCTCTGGCAGCGAGCCTGTCGCGCAGAGGTCGCATTGGCCGCAGCACGGCGAGCAACTGGCTCCAAGCATGAACCCAAGCGGGTACATCCCGGCGGCGAACGCGAATAGCGACCACAGCACCAGCGACGGCGGATCGGCGGATTGGATGGCGGCGAGAATGTCGAACATCAGCACTCAGCAGCGACGAGAAACCAAGCTGTGCCCTCACGCGCGACGGCGCAGTTCCTGGCAGACGAGGTCGCGCCGATTGCGGCGAACAGGTTGGTTGCGACAACCGTATTCGGCGTGCTTGTCTGGTACTTGAACGTGACGGTCTTGGCGGCGTTCTTGCTCCACGCACCGGTGAAGGTGCAGATGCGGAACGCTTTCGGTGACGCTCCACCGCCGCCGCCGCGAGGCAAGAACCGAAGGCCATCGGCACCACGGTCACCTTGCTCGACCTGACGCACCACCTTGGCAATACGCTCAGCCGCAGGCCGCGTGAATGTGACACGCTCCGTCTTGGCTACACTGCCGTCTGGCTTGCGGGCACCCACGTCAGTCCTCGTAGACGGTCAGCACAAGTCGCGTGCCTTCCACGGCCGCCTTCGCTGCGTAATCGCCCGGCGCAAGCCGCAGCACCGCAGCCTCGCCGGCCTTGAGCCTTGCGGTCTCGTAAAGCGTGCCGCCTGAATACCGGCCGAAGCTCACGGTGTGAGTCGTGCTCGAGGCGAGCGACCTTGCAAAGGCAAGCCCGACCGCGCCGAGCGTTGCCGTCGAGATCAGTGAGACGGCCGTGCCAAGGTTTAGCGTCACAGCCAAGACGCCAGCCGTAGCAATGTCGGCCGTCACGCCAGAGGCAGAGAACGATTGCGAGAACGGCCCTTTTGAGACCTGGCCGTTGATGGTGTAGTTAATGTCTGGCATTGGATTTCCTTAGAAACGGGGCACGCCGAAAAACTGGGCGAAGTTGATTGCGCGATGCACTCGCCGCACAAGGATGTTGGGCGGGGCACCTGCGGCTTTCATGGTTCCGTTGGTGTTTAACGCCACAGGGCTGGGCGAATCAGTTTTTTCACCTTCCTGCGTGCCGTACACCCACGTTCGTTTCCTCACGCCGCCGGCTTGCCTCGCAATTCGGCCACTGACAAGCTGCACGCCGCTCTGCGTTGTAGCCCCTGGAATATATGGTGCAGCATCGCCGCTATCGGCTCCTTCACCGCTTGGGGCAGAGTCGTCAGTTTCGCTAGCTGCCAGATACTGAAAGCCAACGTCTGGCAGAAACAACAAGTGCGTTCCGGCCCGGTAGATGAGTTCAGTCGAGAACGACCAATACTTCACCTGCACATCGTTAACAACCTCGAGCTGTTGCTGCCCGCTGATTCCAGCACACAGCCATGTATACGGGGCACCGCCGAGGTATGCCTGGTCGTTCAGGCAGTTCGTGACCTGGGCCGCCAAAGCGTAGTTGAACGTCGGCCGGTTGCCAGAGATCGTAACCCTTACTTCGGACTCAGGGCACTTTACGCCTTCGATGAAATCGCCGGCCGAGTTAATAAGCGGTGCAATCCCATTGCCTGCGTAGTAGTAGAGGCACGGCACCTCTGCGCCGCCTGTTGAAAACGTCCACACATCAGGGCGAGACAGCGGGTTCGGCTGAAACTCATCCGTGCCCTCCTGTGGAACCTCGTACGTGTACGTGACTTCCGCATGAAAAGCGTCAGTCTCCGTAACGCTGCCGTTAGTGCATACCAGGTACGAATACTCGGGATGAAATGAACCGTGAAAGATGCCGATTGCGTCCAGCACCTCCTGCGTGCTGGTTGCGCTGTCAAGCGTGGCATTCACGACCCGCGTGGCATTCGGCGACTCGCCAAACTTGTGCGAGAACGTCCGAGGCAGGATTTCACGGAAGCTGATAACGGCCATGGCTAGTTGAGGATCTCCACGACGCCCACCTGACCATTGCGGTTGATTTGCTCAAGCAGTTCCACCTGCTTCTTTTCAGCCGTGTTCGGCTGAGCCTCGGCGGCCTGGGTCTCCATTTTTTGCCGCAAGCTCTCGGAAGCATTGTCCAGGGCGGCATTGAAGTTGGCCTGAAACTGGGCCAGTGCTCCATTGACGCCTTCGGCTGCAACCTGCGACTGCAGTTCCTGGAGTCGCTTTTGCTCTTCAGGCGTCAGCGATCCAGGAACAAACTGCGGCACACCGCCGACGCCTTGCGTGAACGTGCCGGCCTCTTTGTTGCGGAGCTTCTCGAGTTCCTTTTCCGCTTCGGAACGAATGTCGAGCCCGAGGATAGGGGCGAACTTTTTAATGAATGCTTCAATGAACTGAGCCAGCTTGAAGAAGGCGTTGCCGGCCAGCTTGATGAAGTCCAGCAAGCCCTGGGCAACCTGCTGCGCGATCTGCTGCGGGCCTGCCTGCTTGATGACGCCGAGCAAGTCTTGGGCAATCTGACTGATCGGCCCAGCCAGTTCACCAAGAATTGAGCCCGTCAGCCCCTTCACTGTTGCCCAGACTGCGGCGAACGAATCATTCATGTTGTCGATAGCCTTGACGGCATCAGAATCGACAACCTGCCCGAGCGAAATGGCCTCCTCTCGCATTTGCGTCAACGCGCCAGGGCCGAGCGTGAACAACTCGCCAAGCTCAATGCCGCCCTTTCCGAAAAACTTCACGGCAGTGGCGGCACGCTCTGCAGGATCTGCAATGCGAGAAATGGCGTCCACGACCTGCTCGAACTGCTGCTCTGGCGTCGATGCCTTGAGTTCCTCGAAAACAATGCCCAACGCCTCAAACTTCTTTTGCGCCTTGTCGTCGAGCGTGGCCGCACCGATGACCACAGTCAGCTTTTGGATCTGCTTGGCAAACGATTCGACATCCACGCCAGTGTCGGCCGCTGCTCTTGCGTAAGCTTGCAGTGCCTCAACCCCAACTCCCGTGCGGTTGGCCACATCGTTCAGTGCGTCAAGTTCTTGGCCAACGCTCAGGGCAAACGATGTGACGCCCGTAACCGCACTGGTAACTGCGCTAGCCAGGCTCGTAAATGCCGCCGTAGCGGCGTTGATGCCGCCGAGGGCCAGCTTTCCGATCTCGATGGTCTTCAGCGTTCCAAGATCCGAGGCGGCCTTCTTCCCGGCCTCGCCCATTGAGTCCAGCTTTTTATTCACGTCGGCGACAGCCTGCGCCAGTTGTGCGGTGTTCGCACTGATCTGCATGGCGAGTCCAAGGGCTGTGCTCATTGCTCTACTTGCCTAGGTCTTGTTTCATCTGCTCAAGAACGGAAAGAATCTGCGTCCGGTGCTGCGGTGCTTTTTCTATCGGAATGAAGTCGGTCGGTGACGGGCAGTGCCCTCTCTTGGTGTGTGGTGCAAGCGTGATGCTGGCCAGCAACCCAGCCTGTGCCCATGAGTTATCAAGCGGCTGAAAATACCTGGCGTATGCCAGCCACTCGCTGAGTTCATGGCTATCCATTCGCTGCTCAATCTCGCCAACGGTCATTTTCAGATGACCGGCGAGCATGAACAGAAATCGCCTGGACGGCCTGGCGTTAAAGCTCGCCGGCTAGTTCAACTACGTCCGCCTCCGTGATCTTGTTGTGTTTCTGTGCCACATCAAACAGTTCGCCCATGACTGCACCATCGAGCTCAGCCACCTCGGCAAGTTCATTGTCTTGCCAGATCCGCACGCCGTGCTCGTCACACAACGTCCGAACCAAGTAGAACGCCCGGAAGTTGTGGAACTTTTCCATGCCTTTGTTGCGAATGTCGATCCATGCCAGTTCCCAGTCATCGCGCTGGCCGACGCTCATCACTCGCACGTACACATCAAGGTTCCATTCCTTGACGTGGACCTTCAGCGGCTTTCGCACGCTGGCTGCCTTGATTTGCTCTTTCAGTCCCATGTCTAGTTATCCAGTAGCTTGAACGTGACAGTGAAGCGAGTAACGCCGTTGAGTTCATTGGCGACACTCAGCGACTCCCATACTGCATACATCGTCAAGGCTTGCCCGCCGCCTGTGATCACAAGCTGCTTACGCTGCCCGTACTCGGTTACGGCCGTGTTGGCCGCGCCTAGGCACACGACCGTGACGGTGCCAGCTTGGTCGGTCCACGGCACAAAGCGTCCGCGAGACGACCCGCCGGCGTACTGCCAGTCAAGGCCGGTCACTTCCACAAACGCCACGCCGCCCCACGACACTGCGACGTTTGTGCTGTAGGTTGCCACTGGCGCCTCCCGTGGCTGCTATGCCACTTGGAAAGCGGCAGAGCCACGTACGGCATCATTAACTGTCAGCGTCACGCTCGACGACTTGCATGTAGCACCGACGCTGAGCGAGATGCCGCCGGTGATTGCAAGCGTTCCAGTGGCACCCTGGGCAATCGGAGACCCGCTAGCCGCCAGATACTCAATGCTGACTTCCTTGCCCGTGTCGCCGGCCGAGCCCTTGAGCGGACGAGACAACGTCAGCACTGTCTGGCCCGTGGTCTGACCAAGGTGCGAAACGTCGATCTGGTCAGTGGATCCCTGATCGGTGATCGAATAGGTAATGCTCGTGACGGTGTAGGGGCTGCCGCCGAACGTGAAGGTCGTGCCGCTGGAATCGTGGGGCGTGTAAGGCATGCTTTAGCTCTCCTGCCACCAAACGTCGTAGGTCTGCGTGATCTGGTACACCGGCGGAAGATCCGCTCCAGCCAGCTGCACGAAATCGTCGGACTCGTCTTCCAACGACGCCTGCTTCACTTCTGTATTGTCCGACGTGCCGCCGTACCCATCCAGAACGCGACGCATGGCGTCAGCCACCTGGCGGGCCTCTTCGTAGGTCGTGCCGTAAATGCTGTACTCCACGCTTACGCGGGGCATACCCATCGGCCCGCCTAGCGTTTGCTCTCTGTCGATGCCTGAGCGCCGCCACGTGACGAACGGCAAAGCCGCCGACGCCGGGGCCAGCACCGGGTAGATCCTTAAGCTGACGAGCGAGGTTACGGCCGTGGCGCCAACCAGGGCAGTGCGGAGAACGGCTTCGGGGGATTTGAGTGACATGGCTACAGGCCTTTCCTGAACGGGCTGGCCATTTCTTTGATGGCGTTATTGAGCGCCCTCGTCATTTCGGAATTGAGCTTGGACGAAATCTGCGTGCGGGTGCGATCAAACGCAGTCTTTACGGGCGGCACGCCCGACTTGCCGCCGATTGGGAATTCTCCGAGATCAACGGTGCCGCCCTTTGGTGCCGCACGCACAAAGCCCTTCGGTGGCTTCGGCTTTGTCGTGACGGCACCGGATCGCTTGGCAACCACAACGCGCACTGGGCCGCTGCGACGAAAGCTGCTCGCAATCCGGCCTTTCGTCTTGCGGCGCTTGGTGCCAAACTCTAAGAAGCCTTGGTGCTGCCCCTTTTCGTTTGATTTGAGATCACTGGCCTTTCGCCGTGGCGGCGCTGTGAAGCCAGCCAGGGCGACGCCCGAACCAGTCTTCGCGTATCGCTTCGTCTTCTTGCGGATGGCTCGCCGCAGGTTTCCGGTCGGGCCTTTCGGCGTCAGCGTCTTTAGCAGCTTGAATCCTGGGTCGATGGCCTGGCCAAGCGCTGAGGCCATGTATTTGGCCGACAGGTTTTTCGGGAGAGTAAGAAATGCATTTCGGATTTCCGCCAGCTCGGGAAACTCCACCGTAACGTCGATGCCGCCTGCCATCACGTCACCTCTTCGCAGATGGCGACGTGCTCTGACCTGTTGCCGTACTCGAGCAGGCTGACGATATTCAGCGTGCGACTTCTCCACGCAAACCGCATTTGCTGGCTCAGGCCGGGCAGGTAACGCAATCGCACCCTGTGCGTAATCGTCGTCTCCTGCTGTCCCGCCGCCAGGGCCTCCCGAGCCGAAACGCCTTCGACGCTGGCCCAGACTGCCGTCGAGTTCGACCAGGCCAGTACCGTCTCGCCCAGCGTGTTCGTGCTGCCGCTGGCAACCTGTACAGTCACCCGCTCACGCAACTTGCCGGGGTCGATCATCGGTATGAGCCCCAGCGAACGGAGTCAAGCAAGGAACTGACGCCGAACGGCACGTCTTGCGGCACGGCTCCAGTAGCCACCGTCGCGCCCCTGGTTTCGTACCAATGGCTGCAAAGCATCAGCATGGCGTGGCGGATCGCCGCTGGCACGTCGCTGCCACTGGCCCCATAGCCGGCCCACCACGTCACGCTGATGGCGTTGTCATCCTGCCGATGCGGCGGCCACGTCTGGCCGTAGTTCGTCTTCACGGCCCCTGGCGTGCTCGCCCGGTCAACCCGGAAGGATGCAGTGCTGTACGTGGCTGTGTCGCCGTTCTCGTAGGTGAACGTGAGGGCCACGGCCGTGGCCGTCCCGCTGGCCACCATCGGCGGGCGGGGTAGCTCAATGTCGAGCGTGCCATCGGGCGGGAACTTGTCGAACCGCATGACCCACTGCGTATGCACCAGCGTGCGGTCGAGGTACTGCTCGACCCACTCACGGGCTGCCCGCACCAGGCCAGCGATGTACGTGTCATCGTCGGCCGTATCGACACGCAGGTGGGCCTTGGCCTCGGCGAGCGTGACGGGCTCAACGGCTGGCTGAGTCTGGCGAACGAGGCTTCGGTAGTGCACGCTTTACTCTCCTCGGGGTGGCGTCGGCCGTCTCGGCCACGGGCTCGACGGCCGCCGTCTCGATCAGATCCTGCTGCCGGTCCTCAACCGCCACGCCTTGGGCAACCAACTGCGTCGCCAGCCCGCCAGCGATCTCGACAACCTGCCCACTGCGGTAGCCACGCCATGAGCGGGTGAACTTCAGTTTCGTCATTGAGGCACGCTCCATGCAGATTCCGGCTTCTTCAACGTGTTGGCGAACTCCGTGGAATACTGAAACACGGGCTGGTCGAGCCGCTGACCTGGCCACGTCACCATGTATTCCCCATGGCCGAGCACGATCCGTGGCGAGATATAAACGCGATTCCCGGCCCGCCGGAACTGCCGCCAAAAGAAGATGTCATCGTCGGTGCGGCCTTCGCCCCATTCGCCTGACTTGTTGGGAACGCCCTGAAACCACGGCTTCGGCGTCCGCTTGAGGGCCGCCGTGGAAATCACCGTGCAGCCGAAGTGGGCCGTGTCCACCAGCTGCACCGGCTCGGCGAACCACGACATAGGCAGGTTCGTCTTGCCGTCCTCGGGCGGATTGTCCAGCGTGCCCGGCAGCGTCAGCATGGGGCGACCGTCCTCACGCTTGGTCTGCAGGCCCGTGATGGCGTCGCACTGAAACGTCATCGCCATGGCGAAGAGTTGCTCAACGTCCTGCCGGGTGAAGAAGGTGTCGTAGTCGATGGTGAGCAGGTACTCGCACGAATCCACGAATTGCTCGCAGACACGCTGCAAGCATTGCCCCCAAAAAGCCCCGGTCATTTTTGTGGGTCTAATGCCCAGCGGCATCAACGCCTGAGCCCAGCTATAGAAGTTGTCCATGAACCCGAGCCTGGGCACGCTCATCACGGCCTCGACCCGGATCTCGACTTCGGTGCCACCGACTTTGACGAGCATGGGCAACCCTAAAAAGAGAGCGGGCCGCCCCTTGTGGAGCGGCCCGCCCAGCGTTGCACATCTGTCAAGCCGTCAGGCTCACGCACCGACCAGGCCGATGATCGGGCCGGCGACGGTCGAGGTGCCGAGGTTGGCGTGGGTGATCGCCACGCGGGCCACGGCACGGATCACGGTCTGATCCGACAGGAAGTTCACCTGATCGCTCGAGGCGATCTCGATGCCCTGGCGGACGCCGTAGTAAGACGAGTTCGCCATGTTCCCGTACAGGGCCATGATCGCACCCGTCGAGTCCGCACCGCTCGGGAGCCGGTCGGTGAGCACC